ATAAGGTTGTGGTCCAGCGAAATCGGATGGTGGCGCTGCAAAACCTGGTATGGCTGGTCCATAAGGTTGTGGTCCAGCGAAATCGGATGGTGGCGCTGCCACGCTTGGCGCTGCAAAATTAGGAGGTACATCGAACATAGGGCCTGTTCCCGGTACTAATCCTGCCTGAACGTACCTATTTTCAAGGTCTGCTGCCGTTCCTGCAGTTCCTGGATAGCCTGGTAATCCTGTAGCTCCTGCAAATCCCGGAGTTGCTACTCCATAATCCACAGGTCCTCCTGCAAATCCCGGAGTTGCTGCTCCATAACCACCTTGCATCCCCATAGATTCTGCTATAGCTCTTTGTAGAAAACCTGAAAAATTTGGTTCTGATTCTCCTGCTTGCTGTACGAATGGACCAAAAGCCGGAGAATTTGTTAGACCTTCGATTGTTAATTTGCCAATTTTTTTACCAGCTTGTACTGCAATCGGAGCTAGTTGTCCAAGTAATTTATTAGGCAAACTATTTTCTAAATATTCATAGAATTTACCCATTGATGGGGTTGCTTCAATTTTTGTGTCACCAATTAGCAAATATGGTTCTGATTCTGTTCCTTTTAAAGCAATAGGACCTGAAGTATTATATATTTTTTCTGTTGGTGCCGTTCCAGCAAGTTGTGGCAATGCTTCGTCTGCTGCATCCAAGACACTAGGCTGGCCAGTTGGAGCTGTTACTGGTTGTGACGTAAATGAAACTGAGAGAACATTTGCTCCAGATTCTTGTGCAGTTTCATTAGCTAATCTTGTTGCTTCAGCTTGACTGTCTGCTTCAATTTCATAAGTTCTGTTATTGTCTAATGTGACTGTATATAAAGCCATTTATCTATCCTCTTGCTCCCGGTCTTGGTTCTCCAGGCGCTCTAGTGTTGTTTGGAGGAGGCGATCCTCTAAATAAATCATACCCACTTTCTGGTCCTGTTACAACACCGTTGTTATTATTCATACTTGGTCTTGGGTTTTGTTGTGGTGGTCCTTGCTGTGGTTGACCTTGTTGTGGTTGACCTTGCATAGGCATACCCTGTGCTGCCATCATTTGCTGCTGTTGAAGTTGCATTATCGCCTGTTGAAATTGTAGTTTCCTTATATATTCTTCTCTTTGCTCATTGGTATATTGTCTTTTTAGCTGATCCAAATAGAACTGAGCTTCAACCGGTCTTTGATTTTCAAGCAGGCCTTCCCACATATTAAATGCGATAGCTTTGGGTTCTGACCTTGAACCTTGCTGTGCAAAGATTTCCTTCTTCCACTTGTCGGGATCTTCCACATCCAGTATTTCATTCCAGATATAAGTGTCCGGAGCTAGTGGTACAGGGCCTTCCCTTAACATCTGAGCTGTTGAGAACCTCTGAGGATCCTCCATTCCGAGAGAATTTTTAAACATAATCTCTAGGTTTCCTGCTTTTTTCAAATCTTCAGGTGCTATTTCCTCGTCAAAATAGGTTTGCGTTTCTCCCATCATTCCGTCAAACTGCAATTTTCCGAACCTTCCACCCTGATACTGGTATCTTAAAATATTTGCTATCTGTGTCATTGCGCCACCCAGGGCCTTCATCCTGTGGGATACCTGATGTTGTGCGCCTGCTCTTAAAATATTTGCTGCGTGACCTGACAACTGGAACTGAATATCACCAAATACTATGTCTGGTACGGTTCCCTGCTGCAATTCGCTGTTTACAGTACCGATATAGGCTCCTGCATCAGCTACAAGTTTCATTTCAGGTGCCAGTTCCATATTTTCTCCGTCTTTAAGAGAGATATTGGCTCCTTCCCTGTAGGGATCATCCATTAATCTTAAATTTCCATCCCTGCTTCTTAAAATCATAGGGTGTTTTACTGCACGCCTTACCAAAGTCTGCCAGTCGGACATTGACTTGTTCTGTGTGTCTATAAGGCTTCTGATATGAGCAAATACGCTTTCACCAACGTCACCCCATACGTTATCTCCTGAGTAATCTCCCTGAACAAATGGCTGGGGACCAACGTATCCTATAAATGCAGGCACTATAGAGTCGCCATTTAGGTTTTTATTTTCGTGTTTCTCTGGTTTTACTAGATATCTTCCGTTTGCAACTACGCTTCTAGTGTGTCTGTCAATATATTCGTGTACGTCTACTCCTGCTTCATAGTCGCCTGGAGCAAAATCCATATTTACTCCGTAGGAATCCTTAATAAAATCAGGGGTTCTCGAATGTGATCTTGCTATCCATTTCAGTCCGTTGTTGTCGAACTTCCAGGTTGCATTTAGTGGATCAAAGGGTTCTATTTCGCACCTTATAGAGCCGTTGTCCTGCTTGTTGAACATAGCTCTGCCACAATACCAGCCTCTAACTGCGATATACCAGGCTAACTGGTCCTGCAGCGTTGGGGACAACATTGAGGCTAGTCTGTCATCCCCCATACGGATACATCCACGAATGAATTTTTCTAAAGTTGTGCCAGATTCTGCGCTCTCTGGATCATTTCTGTCGTATCTGGTCCGTACAGTCATTGCTGCTTCAGTCAAATAACTGATAATTTTATCTGCCGTTGTTCTTGGCTTGTTGCTTGTGTAGGATTGGTAGCCTTCTCCAGCATCATATTCTTCAAGAGTGTAATACTTGTAGTCGGCCTCCCACCTTTCCCTGAGTTTAAGGTACTGTGGCTTTTCCTTTTCCTCGGTTACAAGCTGCTCAATCTGTTTAGCTGTGAGTCTTTTTTCAGTTGTCATATTTTACCAGTATGATATTGATGGTTCTCTCGGACTATAGGAACTTGCTTCCCTTGCGTGACCAAATTCGTGTATGAGTCCATAAGTTATAGCCTTTACTGCGTGATTATACCTGTCCCTGGGCGTTGTGCCTAGCACGTTGCCCTCACGATCAGTCGCCCAAGAGTAAACCTTGGTCTGTCCGTTAAAGGGATTAGGGCCTCCTCCTAGTTCGCTTATCGCACCTTTGCAGTCAGGTGAAAAAACAATTTTGGGTTCCTTCATAATAGGATCAATCTTTAAAAACGTATTGAATCTTTCAACACCTTCTATAATTCTTACATAAGTCGGGTGCAGATACAATCCCGACTGCTCCTGCCACACTTCAACCTGAGAAGGCATTGCCTGATGCTGCGCACCGGCCTGATCTATGGCTCCGTACTTGTCTGCCTTGTTCCACCAGGCTCTTGTCATAGCTATCTGGCATATTTCAGGACCGATCTTTTCCTGCTCGTATATTTCATCAAATACCCTGATCTGCCCGTCAATAATCTGAGCAAACTCCACAGCATAAGCCGAATCCGTAGCTCTCGAATATCCCGGATCCACCCAGACATACACAGGGACACCCTCTACAAAGTCCACATCCTGTATATGAACCTCATTCCTAAACATTTCGTGTACCCTTCCCTTCGGAGGACTAGGCACGCCGGCAAATCTTTCCATAAACCACGACTCGCTGTGCGTATTTTCCAGCTTAACTATCTCAGGATCCTCCCTGCCACCAGGAAACAGTTCCGTATTAGTCCACGTTGGGAGGGAGAAGCTCTTTACGTTTTCAGAGTTCTGGACAGCAGGAGAGGACCAATGTATATATTTCTCAGGATACCATCCAAGGCTACTTTCAAAAGTACCTTCAAGCATCAACCACCCTCTTGCCTCTACCAATCTCTCCTCCAGCCTCCAAAAACTCTCCAAATCCAACTGAGATGCCTCGCAAGCCACAATTCCTCTGGGAGCCTCCATAGCCAAACTCTTAAAATCACTAGCAGATTTGGTCTTTACAGCTATCCTTTCGTGATTACACCTAGCTTCGCCACATACACATACATTTAATCTTAAAATTCCGGGGTTAATAGGCTTGCTCATCTCTCCCAAAAGGCCTAGGTTACTTAAATCAGTACCAATATAATTAAATTCTGCCCTGGTTCTCTCATAATCAGCAGCAACCAGCCAATATATATCACCCGGATTAGCAGTCTTATTCGCAATACTCTCTAAAATCTTAACAGTAAGATAAGCAGCAGCCAATCTGCTCTTACCACCTCTTATACCACCAGCTACCAACTTATAGCGTGCAGCATCATCTAGTATCGTTAACTGCGCCTCAGTAGGCTTTAAGCGCATCTGAGCTAGTAACTTATCCCTCGTAGTGGTGTCCATACTAAGATATTGTACATAAGATTTTAAATCTGTGAAGTAGTACTCATCAAGTAAGAAAGAAAGACCACCAAGCCACACCCCCCAAGAAGAAAGGAAGAATATACTGTTAATCGCCCTGCTCTTATTTATTATAGTCACCACCCCAAGAAGAAAGAAAGAAAGCAAGAAGAAGAAAGCAAGAAGAAGAAAGCAAGAAGAAGAAAGCAAGAAAGATATTATTTCACTTTTTAGGTACTAATATCAACTTTGAACTAATAGAAAATTAAGAAGGTTGAATTTAAGGGACACTGTTATATTTATCTTATTGCGAAATTGGGTTTTTTATAGTTGCGAATTTGAGCAAGAAAATAGCCTAGAAAAATATTAATTAATCTAGGCTATAATTTATTTAACTATTCCACTCTAAAGAATTAACACATTTAGAACACATAAATTGTTGAGTTAATTTATTCCAAAATACACTCTTGGTTTTTAGATTGTAACCACCATACGACCACCCAAATAATTTATCGCAACAATAAGTTACATCTAATTTTTTTAGTAGTCTAAATTTAATGTAGTTTAATAATTTCATATTGCTAACTCCTCCTCTGCCTCAGTCAAATGACTTGCCTTTTTGAACTTATCAACATCAAATCTATCATTAGACTGAATGAAGATATTAATTAATCGATTTTCAATATTATCAATTAATCCCAAGAATGAATCTTGAGAACCGAAAACATCATCATTTGATAAATGTTGAATTGCTAACCTTTCGTTTTTTAGCATTTGAGCTATTTGTATAAAATGTTGTTTAGTAAACATTTTTTAATCTCCTTTAATTGTTTAAGTTGTTAAGTATATTTTACTAAAGTACAGCTAAAAAAGATATTATTTTAATCTTAAAAATGGATAATTTGAGTTCTGTAGCAGTAAGCCTAGAATCAATTATTTTCTTTTAATTGCTCCGGATTTTCTGATATTTTTTTATTTTCTTCTGGCTTAGCTGGAGTTAATTTAGTCGTATTTTGCAAGGCAAATATTAAATTCATCGCATTAGTATCGGAGTTCTCTTGTATCTTCCGGAAATCCTCCGGGGCTTGTTGCTCCAATAACCATTGGAGATTGTTTCCACCCTTGTTATTAGATTCTTGTAGTTTCTGAATACTAGAGCTGATCCAGGTTGCATGCATGCGTGAAG